CCCGCACCTCTTCGGCGGCCTCGACTGCGCAGCGCTCACCCAGCTCTTCGACGAGCCCAGACTCGCTAAGCGCGTCGCTGAGCTAGGCCTCCCCCGCCTCCAGCAAAGCCGCCCAGTCCTCTGCGTCGAGACCGGCACCACCTACCCCTCGATCAGCGCAGCAGCCCGCGCCGTCTACGTCACCCCAAAGTGCATCTACGACGCCCTAGACCACCCCACCAAAACCAGCGCCTCCTACACCTGGCGGAGCCACCATGCCGATTGAACCCACCCGCGGCCGCGCCCGCAACGAGCTCCTGTCCAACTGCACCGAGTGCGGCCAACTCGCCTTAAAAGTCCTCGAGAGCCGCATCACCGCCCACTATCGCCGCCGCCGCAAGGCATGCGAAGCCTGCGGCGCCAAGTTCACCACTTACGAAATCTCGCGCGAGGACTATCAGCTCCTCGAGAACGTCAAGAAGCACGGCGTAGGTACCCCCGCACCAGCGCCCGAGCTACCGCCCACCGACAAACAACGCGGCCATTGCTCCCACTGCGTCCACTGGCAGCCCCGCTACGCCTCCTGCAGCATGGGCTTCCCCGAGGCCGGCGGCTTCTTCGCGTCCGCCTGCGCCTGCTACACCCCCGACCCCCAACTTCAAAATACCCAGTAACTACACCCTATACTCGGAAAATATCGCACCAAAAACAGCGGTGGCTGAACGCACTTACGGTTCCGATGGTCTCAATGAACGTCAGCGCATTGCTGCCAACTACCTAGCGCGCGGAACCACCATCAGAGAAACCGCGCGCAAAATTGGAGTAAGCGAGAAGTCCGTCTACCTCTGGCGCCAACGCACCGCTGTGCAACAAGCCATCGCGCGCATCCAGCAAGAGCTGCTGAGCGAGACCGGTGGCATGAACATCTCCACCATCCCCGATGCCATCAAGCTGCTCGATTCGATCATCAACGACACCGAAGCGCGCAATACTGACCGCATCGCCGCCGCCCGCACCTTGATGAGCGGCGCCCAGGCCTACCAGGAGCGCAAGATCCTCGAGCGTCAGATCAACGACCTCGAGCGCCAACTCCTGCGCTTCACCGCCACGCAAAACGCCGCCACCAACGCCACGCCCATCGACCCCATCGACCCCACCGAGGACGACGAACTACTCCTCGACGCTGCCGACGACGACTCGCTACTGCTGAACATCCTCGACTCCGACTGACCCGGCGCAATGTCCTCCGTCTCTTCGCTCCGCCGCCGCGTCGAACGCCTCCAGCTCGAGCTTGCGCAACGCAAAGCCCGCGCCGCCACCTACGAAGCCGGCGGCCTGGTGTCCACGCTGCCCACGGTGGACAACTGGCCGACCTTCGCCCAACGCACCTGGATACGCACCAGCGGCACGGTCGCCCCCTTCGACCCGTACCAGTACCAGATCGATCTGGTCAACTCGATCAACGCCTACCCCAACACCATCGTCAACAAGTCGCGCCAAACCGGCGTCTCCGAGACCGTCTGCTCTTACCTGCTCAACCGCGCCCTCACCGAGCGGGGTTTCGCCGCCGTGATCTTCAGCAAGACGCAGTCCGACGCCTCTGAGCTGGGCCGGCGTGTGCGCGCCATGGCCAACAGCCTGCGCGGCGAGCAAGTGCGCTACCTGACGGACTCCACCACGCAGCTCGCCTTCGAAGGGCGCGGCACTCTTTACTTTCTCCCTGCCTCGCCGCGCGCCGCCCGCGGCATCCCCAGCTGCTCCGTCCTCTTCATGGACGAGGCCGCCTTCCTCGAGGGCGCTGCCGAGCTCTACCGCGGCGCCATGCCCACGCTGTCCATGGTGGGCGAGGCCGCCAAGGTCATCGTTGTCTCAACCCCTGACACCGAGCTCGACTGGTTTGGCCAGCTCTGGCACGCCGACGCCGGCGACTGGAACCGCGTAGCGATCCACTACTCGCTGCACCCCATCTACGGCCGCGACCCCGACTGGGCCCGCCGCACCCGCGAGTCGCGCCGCATGACCACCGCGGCATGGAACTCCGAGTACGAGCTGCAGTTCGGGGCCACCGACACCCAGATCTACCCGAACGACCTGATAGTCCGCGCCGCCCGCGGCCATTGGCGTGAATGCGGCACGGTGAACCGCAGCTACGTCATCGGCATTGACCCCAACGCTGGCGGGGACGACTACTTCGTAGCAATTGTGCTGGACATCACGCGGCAACCGTATGAGGTCGTAGGTATGTACCGTGAGAATGGTAAAAGTACCGATTACAGCTTGAAGCATGTCAAAGCTTTAATAGAGGACTACATGCCACAACGGGTAATTGTAGAAAAGCAGGCGATGGGTTCCGTGATCGCCGAAGCGCTACAGCATGTACTACCAAATTACGCCATCGAGACGTTTAATACGAGCCGCTCCTCCAAAACCGTCGCTACCGACCGGGTGCTCTACCTGCTCGAGCGCGATGAACTGATCATCCCCACCGGCATCATCTGTGATGAGCTGCGCGCCTTCCAGCACAAGGAGAATGGTGAGCGCAAAGCTGCCGGCGGCGCCCACGATGACACTGTCATGTCGCTTGCGTTCGCCTGCTCGCTAATCCCCGAAACACCAGCAATCGCCAGCTTCTTCGACAACATCTAAGCCGCCTCAGGAAGCCACGCACTCCTGCGTCGCTTCTTCCACCCAGAGCTCGATGCTGCTCTCCCGCTGCGGAGACCACCAGCTCTGCTGCCTGTACCAGTGGCGCCAATCGAGCTCGCTGCCCTTGGCGCGGTTGCACCCGGCGCAGCAGCAAATCAAATTGGCCCAATCACTGCGCCCGCCTCTGCACCGAGGGCGTACATGGTCCAACGTGTCGCCCGGCCGCCCGCAGTAAGCGCAAAGCGACCCCCAACTGCTGAGGATCGACTCCCGGAATCGCTGCTTGGCTTGTCGCTTGGTGCAAAGGCGGGACTCATCGATGTGATGGTCAACCATGCAGGGCAAAGCCGTTGCCCCAAGTTACCGGCGGAGTCCGCTCTGCCCCCGCGCAGTAATGTTACACACCTTGCAATAATGTCACACACCTCGCTCGCAGCTAACACGAACCGCACTTATCTAACACAACTCGCAGCACCTGCAACCTGTGTGACATTACTGCGAGGTGTGTTAGCTACGAGCGACCTGTGTGAGCAACAGCTAGTCTTGGCTCAGATCCCCCCGAGTCTGCCGCACGCCGTGACTCTCGCCGCATCTGATAATTACCGGAACGATGGTGCGCTAATTAACGCGCTAACAGGCCTAGGTGTAGGCAGTCGTGATAAAACAACAGCCACATCTGTCGGCTTCCAAGCACTGCTTGTCGAAGCAGAACTCGAATCTTTGTATACCAATGGCATCCCCCGCCGTTACGTCGACGCCATCGGCGACGAGATTCTCCGCCACCGTCCCACCATCACGCTGGGAGGCGACGCCACCGAGGACGACGCCGAGCTGGTCCGCAACTTCGAGCAATTCCTCCAGACCACGCAGTTCTTCCACGCCCTCTCCGAGGTCATCAAGCTGCAGCGCCTCTACGGCGGCGCCGGCATGGTGCTACTGCTCGACGACGGCCTGCAGCCCGACGAGCCCGTCGACACCGCGCGAATTCGCGCCATCCGCGGCTACGTCCCGCTATCACGCCACGAGCTAATCCCCGAGGATTTCTCGATCACGGACTACTCGCGTCCCAGCCACTACCGCATCACCACCAGCCAGCGAATCACCGACCAGCAAGACAGCAGCTACGTCAACATCCGCATCCACCACACGCGCGTTGCCCGCTTCGACGGCCTGTACCTGCCCTGGAACCTGCGCTCCCGCAACACCGGCTGGGGCCAGTCGGTACTCCAGCTGATGTGGAACGCCTTCAAGCGCTACGAGACCGCCATGTCGGGCCTCGAGACCATGACGTCCGACTCCGACATCTTCGTCCACAAGATTCCCGGCCTGTTCAACCGCGTCGCCGCCGGCAACGAAAGCGACCTGCGCAAGCGCCTCGAAGCCAACAACCTGAGCCGCTCCGTCTACGGCGGCATGGTCGTGGACACCGAAGAGGACATCAGCTTCCTCAACCGCGCCCTCGGCAACGTGGCCACCGCCACCGACCCCTTCATCAAGGACCTTCAGGCGGCTACCGGTTGGCCCGCCTCGATCCTGATGGGCGACTCGCCCGGCGGCCTGGGCAAGGAAGGCCGCTTCGAAGAGCGCGTCTGGTCCTCCCTGGTGGAGCAATGGCAGGAGGTCTACTGCCGCACCCCGATCACCGAGGTCTTCACCTACATCCTGGCCAGTAAGGAGGGCCCCACCCGAGGCCGTGTCCCCGCCAGCTGGACCACGCACTTCCCCTCCTGTTTCACGCAGACCGACAAGGAGCGCGTCGAAATCCAGCAGCAGAAGGCCCTCTCCGACGCCCAGTACATCCAACTCGGCGTCCTCAACCCCCTCGAGGTGCGTGAATCCCGCTTCGCCGGCACCGAATACTCCATCGAGACGAAGCTCAACGAGGCCATCACCCAGCAGCTCGTCGCCACCACCGACGCCCAGTTCCAATCCCAGATGTCCGGCTACGAAGCGCAGATGCAGGCCGCGCAAGCGCCACCGGCCCTCCCCGAGGGCGAACCCGCTGAAGGCGCCCCTGCTGAAGGCATCCTCCCTGCCGAAGGCGCCGAAGGCGAAGAAGCGCCGCCTCGCGGCGATGCGCTCTACGCCGACGCCGAGGGCCTGCGCATCCGCATCACCTCCCACAACGGTGACGCCGTCGCCGGCCCACTCGTCGGCCCCGATGGCCAGCGCATCGACACCAGCGCCTCCGCCCCGCTCCTGCTGATCGGGCCGCACCGCACCCGAGCGCGAAAGCTCTACCGAGCCCGGTTCACCCTGGACGGCGCCCTCCACGACGGCCCGTACGCCACGGGCTTCAACTCGATGCGCGCCGCCAAAGCCGCTGTCCAACGCTTCTTCCCCGGTCAGAATGTCGCAGGGCTGTCCGCAGTGCCCGACGCCGAGGCCGATGCCTTCCGCGCCTACAACGAGGGGTACTGACCAATGTCGCAGCTCAACACCACACCCGAAGGCTTCCGCACCGCGGCATATCTCGCCGCCCGAGCTCGTTTGGACGCCGCACGCAGCCGCAGCGGCAAAACCAGCCGCAGCGTCGACTGCAACCCACCCAACGTCCGCTGTGGTGGCCGCTGCATCCCGCCCTCGTGGGACTGCCGTCTGAAGGGCGAAGGCCCCGATCCGCACCTCCGCGCCGTCAAGACTGATCCGCTTAGCGGCTTCGCCAACATCCAGCGTGGCCTTGGGCGGATCACAAAGGGTGTGACGCGGGGCAACTTGTCTGAGGTGCAAGGGGGTAGAGCGGCCATCATCCGCGGCGTGGTGAAGACCGTGCCGGGCGACATCCAGCAGAAGAAGCAGCTCAAACAGACCCTCGAGAACCGCACCCGCGCCATCGGCCTCGGTCTGGCTGTGGTGACGACAGGTCTGGGCATGCACGCGATCTTGATGAAGGGCAACGTGCGCTACCGGGAAGGCGTAGGCAAAACTATAAATACTTCAGTTCGGCTAGGTGTAAACAAAGTCCTCGACGCCACCCCAATAGTCGGAGCCAACCGAGCCCGAGTCGCTACTAGAGCCGCTTCCGGCATCAACGCTGAGCTAACACGTCAGCGCAATCCGGTTTCGGCTGAGCTGACCAATCAGCTGGCAAAGACTAAACCTTCCGATGTAGACGAAGCTGGACAATCAAACCTAGTACGGAGACTAACGGCTGTTAATAACAACACGGGCGGGGTCGAAGAGAGCGGATGGATGCGGGCGCGCGGTGGTCCTGACTCAAGTTTCAACGCCTGGGATCGTCTTCACCAAAAAGCATTCTGGGGTACTACTAAAGTAGACAAGAGCTACGGCGAAAGCAGTATCTTTGCGCGCCCTGCTACAGACGAGTTCTTGGCTAGGCAATTTAATTTACAGGGCGACGACGTACTTACGTCTGACGCAGTAAAAGATGCAGTCGAGCGTAACCTCACTACTTACAAGAATGATCTTATTGACTTAGCCCAACAGCAAGGCTTTAAGGTTAACAAGACATCAGGAGGTGGTCGCGCAATTGACAAGGACGGACGCCGTGATTTTATCCAGTCTCAAGTGCGCGCTACGCTTCCCAGCGGGCAATCCAACAACCGAGTACGAGCAGCCTTAACCAAGCATTTAGAGCGGACACTGACACAAGCGCCATCTACTCGTGCTAACGAAATCTACAAGGAAACCTTTAATGGTTTTAATACTTTCTACACTGAAAAAGCAGGCGTAATCGAAAGTGCCACTGCGGCGCCTCGTTTAAGCGCAGAGATGAGGCGCACCGGTGCGGCTGAAACCCTCTTTAATGCACGCCAAGCAAGAGCTTCGTTTGTTTCAGGCAAGGACGTCAAAGGGCCTTCGCACGCTGAGCTAGTACTTCGTCAGTACTTCGAACAGTCGGTGGCCGGCAACCCCCGGAGAATGTTCACCGTGACGGATCGGCTAGCGAGCGCGGCGGCCTCTGAGATCGAAGGGCGCAACGTGGGCCCTGCGGAAGCCTTCCGTGTTTTGGAACGGGAGGGGATCTCCGGAGCTGTACCCCAGCGCACCGCAGCAGCGCCCCGCAGCAGTGCCGGCCTCGCTTCGCAGGCCTCCCTATCCAGCCTGGCGCGCAGCATCAGGTCCCGCGCCGGCAACGAGAACATGAGCATGGAGGCATCCCTGCGCCAGGCGCGAGCCGAGCTCGCCAACCGCGGCGACTCCGCAGACCTGCCCCCACGGGTCGCCGCCTACTTGCAGATGCGCAACGACTTCGTCGCCGGAGCGAAAGGCCAGGGAAAGCCATGTGGGGAGAGCCACATCCCCAAAACGCATGAGTGCAACATAGGCAAAGGCAAAACGGCGCCCCCCGAGACCGGTAAGCGCTCCAACACCGGCGCGAAGGTGGCCGTGGCGGCTGCCCTGGTGGGTGCGGCTGCCCTTGGCGGGCGTGCGGCCTTCAAGAACAGGCAAAACATACCGATGTACAAAGGTGCCGCTAAGTATGTGGACAAAGGCATTAAGACAATGTCTTCTACTAAAGTGCGGGATACTATTAGCAAACTGCCTGTCAAATTCCAAGAGCCAGCCAATAAACTAGTTGGTAAGGCTAAAGTGGGATTAGCCTTTGTTGCAGCTGACTCGCAGGGCATGAAGCTGACCAAAGTTGACCCTATCAACAACTTCAGTACATTCAAGAACCCCACAACGGGTCACGTTATGAGCGTAGGAGCGGTCGACGACACACTTGTAACCTTTGTATCTACCCCGAGTGGCAAAGCAGGCGCGTTTGACAAGTTTGGTATCGCGTTTCAGACAGACCTTAGCTTCGATCAAAAACAAGGCCTCAGCAAAGCCCAAGGCTTAGGTGTATCCAAACAAGTTAAATCTATGTTCAATGCGCAGCTAGACGAAATGCCCGAGAACGCTGTGCTCTTCAACAACCCCTACAAAGATGATGGTCTAGGCGACAAGCGTTCCGCTATTTACAAGCGCTTCAAGTTCACGGAACTCCCCGGTGTGCGAGGTGGCAACATGTGGGCACTCAAAAACCAGGGCAAACTCACCAAAATCCCACCAGAGCAGGCCGACTACGTGGCCAAGCTCATTCGCGGCGATGCGGCAGATACCCGCGTCGACCTCAAGTGTGGCAAAGGCTCCATATCCGAGGGCGAAAAGTGCAGCAAAGGGGCGGCCACTAAGGTAGACCCTAATGTGGCAGCCTCCAATCGCAAACTTGCCGTAACCGCAGCGGCAGCCGGAGCAGTAGCTTTAACCGCTGCTTTAACTGCTAAGAGCTGGACACCCGCAGCTCAACGCATATTTGACAAAGCGCGAGTTGTAACCCCTAAAGACGCCACTTACTTGACTGAGGGCCGTAGCGGTAAAGTCTGGCTGTCTAACGATAACAAGTTTGTAATAAAAACCAGTAAAGGAAAAGTTGATATGAAAAAGTTCACTAACGAGATGAACACGCAAAATGCACTGCATAGCGCCGGCGTTAGCGTTCCTAAAATCCACAATGTCGACGCCAAACGCGGCGTTGTAATGATGGACTACTTAAATGGTTACGCTGATTCCAGCAAAATACCCGCGGCTAATCGCGCGCCCATCCTGCGCAAAACCGTTTCGGAGCTGCAAAAGATGAGTGCGCTGAACGTTTCCCACGGCGACTTGCACCCTGGTAACATCATGGCCAAGGGCACCGATGTAAAGATAATTGACTTCGGCAATGCCGGCCCCATTGCTAAGAACGGGTTGTCAGACATAAGCAACATACAACTTCAAGCTAAAACAGCAGACCCAAAGCTCTTCGCTTCCATAGCTGCCAATAGGAAGCCCCTTGAAGCTAAGATCAGCAGCGGTAAAGCGCTAACACAAGACGACTTCAACTCTTTCTACACACGACTGCAACGAGACCTCAAGCAGACCTTCGCCGCCTAATGCGCCTCCTCGAGCAGTACAACGAGGCCCTCCGCAGCACCGAGGACGTCTCCATCACTCAGCTCAACCGCATCCTCGACGCCTCCTTCAACCGCCTGATCCGCCGCACTCGCGTCCAGATCCGCACTCCCCGGCCGGCCGTAGATCGCAACCTATCCCTCCTCCAGGAGTTCCGCGAGCTCGTCCCCGCCTTCCGCCCCGACCGCGTTGACGGCTACGACCGTGTCCTACGCAGCTTGATGCGCAGCGCCCAAGGCAACGGCATCGCCGTAGCGCGCGACCTCACCGAGATCGTCCGCCCCGGCCGGCCGCGCATCGACGTATCAATTCCGCTTGATGCGACCGTGGCCGCCGCCGCGCAAGCCAAAGGCCACCTCCGCCGCCACGGCGAAACTTTCGCCACCACAGCCACCGAGACCGTCGCCCAGGCCATCGCCGAAGGACGTCCCACCGACGACCTCGTGAATGACCTGCGCCTCCGCCTTGGCGTGGTCAAGTCCCGCGCCGACGTGATCGCCCGCACCGAATCGCTGCGCGCCTACGGCGAAGCTTCGAATACCTACTACGCTGCGCAGGGTATTGACTTAGTCGTCTCGTACGCAACGGCAGACGATAGGACGTGCGCAATATGTAGTGCCAGAGCCGGTAAGATATACAAACGAATGAACATTAAAGTTCCCTACCATCCGCGCTGTCGATGTTATTTGAGTCCTTGGGACTCTAACATAGCAGATATAGATCCCGATTATGCAGCATTCCCTGAGCGACACCGCACAGAAGTAGCAAAAACAGCTAAAGATCCACTGAGCGACGATTTAGTGCGTTCCGTGTTCGAGGCTCAAGCTCCTCAGCCCGTAGACAACTAAGCCCCGTTGCTTTATGCAGCCACAGCCTCGCTACGCTGTGTGCAGTACTACCGGCTACAGGGCCATGCCTGCAACTACAGCCCGCAAAGGCTCTGCTGCCTACGAAAAGGGCATCCGCGAAGGCCAAGCCATGGCCAGCCGGGCCCGCCGCTCTACCGCCCCCGAGCCTGAGGAGACCGAAGAGGAAGGCGAAGAGGAGGAAATGGACATGGCCTCCACCAGCCGCAAGCGCAGCGCCAAAGGCGCCAAGAACACCAAAGCGCCCATGGACGGCGATATGTACGGCAAGAAGCCGATGGATGCCGAGTGCGGCTGCAAGGGCAAGAAGGGTGGCAAGTGTGACGGTAATTGTGGTGCCATGAAGAAGGATCGCGCCGACGCCGCCCTCACCCCCCACGAGTACCTCAACGCCTGCGACCTGGGCATCCAGGACCGGAGCCGCTCCTATATCCGAGCTCGGCTCGACGCCGCCGAACGCCTCGACCTCAAGTGCGGCGCAGGCTCCATCTCCAAAGGTGAGAAGTGCAGCAAGGGCACAGCGACCGCCGCTGAAAAGCCGCTTCCGTCTATTAGGAAGGGGATAAAAGCTGGGGCTGCGATTGGCGGTGCCCTTGGTGCAGTCCAAGGTGCAATGCTTGGAGGTGCACTGATTGCGGGTCCTGGCGGCGGTAGGAAAGGGGCGATGCACTATGTGGCGCGCGGCCTTGCTGGATCAGTGGCAGGTGCGGCTATTGGTGCAGCAAGTGGTGGGTTACAAGGAGCTGCGCTGGGTGGTGGCGTTCAAGCCGTCCGTAAAGGAGGAGCCGCTTATGGAAGAGGCCGCGAGCGGAACAAAGCGGTACAAGGTGAGATCAAACAGCAATGGGATAAAAAATGGAAAAAAGAACGTGAAGCAGCTTACCAAAGTAAAAATACAGCCACAATCGTCGCAGTAGAGAACAAGCAAGCGGCCGAGATCGACAAGATCATGAAGAAGCGCCGTGACTCCCCCTACGCCTCCGGCTTCCCCCTCGACAGCGCCGCCCTGGCGATCTGAGCCATGATCCTCACCCCCTCTACTCTCCGCACCGACCTCAAGTGCGGGGCGGGCTCCATCTCCGAGGGCGAAAAGTGCAGCAAGGGTGCCGCCACCAAACGCGCACCCCGCGCTGGCGCCAAAGAGCGCTTTCTCAAGAAGGCAGGGACTATCGGTGCACTCGGAAGTCTCGGCTACACCGCAGTCTCACTAGCTAGGGGCAAGTCGGGCCAGGCGATGGGCGGCTTGTCCGCTTTTATGGCTTCATCGTCTGCTTACAGCGCAGGCGAAGCAATGGGTTACGAGCGCAAGGGCCAAAAAGCCAAAGCCAGAGTTGCACGTGCTCAGGCCGGTATTGCTGGCGGTTATGCACTCGGGGCCGCAGCTTTGCTGGGGCTCGAAGCCAGCGCCACCCGTAGATACACCCAGAACGTCGCAAGCGGCTCCGACCGAGAGTGGCAAAACCGTTACACACAAGAGCGTCGAGGCACTTACGGTGGTACAGGCGGGGGCACGGGCGGTGCGGGCTATCGCGGCTCCCAGCAAGGCGGGGCAGGCGCCCAAGGCGGGGCTCGTCGTCCTCCCCGCCGTGGCTACCAAGGCGATCCATTCCGCGAGCTCGGTGTTTCATCTTCCGCGTCTGCCGCTGACCTGAAGAAGGCCTGGAAAGCCAAGATGATGCAGCACCATCCCGACCGAGGGGGTGATCCCGAGACCGCCAAAAAGATCAACGAGGCCTACCAAGCCATCCTGCGTTCCAAAGGCATCAAGGACTCGGTCTACGCCGACGGCTTCGACATCGACTGGGAGGCCGTGGCCCTGTGAGCCTCACCCCCGCCTCCCTGCGTCGCGATGGAGCTCTCACGCCGGGAAAGTAGCCGGCCTACCGCGCACCGACGCCCCCAAGGGCGCTCAGGGCAAGCCCTGCGGCGAGTCCTTCATACCCCGCACACATAAGTGCAGTAAAAACGCAGGCCCTTTAACTGCAGGAAACCTCAAAACTGCTGCTAAAGTCGCTCTTGCCGTTGGTGCGTTAGCAGGAGGTGCCTACTTGACAAAACGTGGAATGATGAGCATGGATGAGTGGCGTAAATCCCCTCAAAGTGCCCGCAACAACCCCAAGCTGAGCCCAGAAAAGGCCCAGCAGATCGCCGACGAAGCCATCGCCGGCGGCCAAAAGTGGGACGCCCAGGAGAAGATCAACGCTCGCCGCCAGGCGGAGCTCAACACCGAGTGCGGAATCGGCCTGGGAAAGGTCCTGGCCCCGGCGAAGTTTGACGCGGAAATTCGCAATCCGCGTTGCCAAGCCGGGGAAGGTGCATTCGGCACCTACTTTGTCCACCCCTCCGAGAAGTACGGCGTCAAGCTCTTCCGCAACGGCGACGAAGACGACGTCGGCTTTGAGTTTGACATGCTCGACCGAGCACGGGCGGCCGGCGTAAACGCCCCCGATCCGCTTTCCATGAATGCTGTGCGCGACCTGGATGGCGAAATCCGCGCTCAGACCTTGGTGCTCAGCCACATGAAGGGCTACAGCACGATCAACAGCCTGCGCTGGTCGGATGGGCAAGGCCGAATGGGCAGCGCACCCCTTATTACTAAGGTCAAGCTCGCTCGTGAGTTTAGAAAGCTCCACATAGAAGGTTTAGCCCATGGGGATATTCACTCAGGCAACATAATGGCAAATGCTGTTAGCAAGAAACCCGCTCTAATTGACTTCGGCTATGCCACTAACTTGGACTCGTATCACCCAGGCCATGGGCGCAGCGGCATCGAGAACCTGATGAAGGACCTGAACCGTCTACCTGAGTTCCTCGGGCTCCCTGGTAACGGTAAAGAGTTCCGCGCGCGCTACAAGGGAGTCATGGACAACATCGAAACTCAAGCCACCAACTGGGATAAGGGCACCGAACGCAGCAAATCGTGGGATCGCTTCGAGGTCGGCGTCAAGCGGTATCACGACGCCCTCGAGAGCGAACTGCTCCGGCAAGAAGGGCTCAATATGCCCCGCTCCCGCTTTTTCAGCGGCGCCGACCAACCCCGCATCCCCGGCCTGACGCGCGGCATTGTCACCGCCAACCTCAACACTGCCCAGCGCGAGATCGTGGAGTTGCAGCTGGCCCGAGGGGATCGCCCCACTTTCCTAAAACCAGTCGCTAAGGGCCTGGGGCTCAAACCAGCAAGGCTGCAGCGCGCCCTTCAACCCGAGCGCGATGCCCGCTTAGCCAAACAGCGCCGCCAACCCTATGGCACCCCGTTCCCGGCCCCGCCGCCCACTTCAGCGCCTAAACCTTTCACACAAAAGTTAAATTCAGGTGGTGTGATGCGCTGGGTAACCAAAGCTCCCGCGGTTCCTAAGGCCCCAGCAGCGCCACTCGGCAGTTTGTCCGCGCGGGCGCAGAGCATCCTGGATCGTTCCGGTAACGAAGACATGAGCCTTGACGTGGCCCTACGCCTAGCCCGCAACGAACAGCGTGGCTTCAGCTCTTGGAAAGACTGAGCCTCGCTTTTAACACGTCTGGCGCAGGCCCTAGACTGAGGCACAGCATCATCCTCAGACGATAGCTTAACAAGTATCGTTACTCTGAAAACATGGCGAACCCCACCACGATTTCAGGCCTGCCCGACGCGACCGGGGCGCTGACAGGCGCTGAACGTGTCCCGCTTGACGATCTCGTCGTAGGCGTGACTAAGGACGCCACCACCCTGCAGATTGCGCAGACGCTGCCAGACGCGACACCCACCAGTCGCGGCGCGATGACAGCCGCGCAAGCGCTGAAACTGTCTGATGCTGCGCTGATTGCTCAGCTGCGCAATGCGCGAAAAGTCTATGTGTCACTGCAGGGCAACGACAGCAATAACGGAACCAGCGTAGCTGAGCCGCTGCGGACGCTTGGTGCCGCTTCGCTTGCTGCACAGCCTGGCGACGTGGTGTTTCTTGAACCTGGCACTTATGTTGAACCAGTTCTTCCAATCCGCTGGAAGTACGACGTCACCGTATTCGGTGCAGGGCTGCGGAGCACGGTTGTGCAGCCTGCACCTGGACAGGAGTTCAACGATATTTTCAAGGTTGATTCAGGTTTTTGGTGCTGGGGCTTGTCGTTTGCCGGCCATCAGGCTGACGCAACCCGGCAGGCTTGGGCGATTGATTTCGACGAGCTAGCCAACAACACTGCACGCGGTGCAACTGGACTCGGTGCGTACATTCAGAAGTCGCCTTACATCCAGAACTGCACCAGTATCACCGCCGAGGATGACGCCGGCACGGCTGGTTCTACTAGCACCGGAAACACAGGCGGCGGCATTCGGGTAGACGGCAACAAGTGTGCAGTCAATACCCCCATCAGGTCGATGGTGGTTGACAGCTATACACAGGTCAACTTGGGCGGCCCCGGCTGCCTAGTGCTCAACGACGGCTATGCGCAGCTGGTCAGCTTCTTCGGCACCTTCTGCGAGTATCACGTTCGCACCGAGAGCGGCGGCCAGGTCAACCTGAGCGGCGGTGGCACCAGCGACTTTGGCGTCTACGGCCTGATGGCTGACGGCTACAGCCCGCGCCCGGTGTTTACGGGTGCGTCCAGGATCGTCAGCTACGGAGCGGCGCGCATCGACAGGCTGGTCACGATTAACGCCACCACAGAAACGTTTAGTGCCACCGCCCATGGGTTGAGCGCCAACGATCAGGTGGTGTTCTCAGCCAGTCAGGGAACACTGCCGGCACCACTGGTATCTGGCACGACGTACTTCATCAGAGCAACGGGCCTAACTGCTGACACATTCACGGTGTCGACCACCGCCGGCGGGGGTGCCCTCGACATCACCGGCGCCACCACCGGCATCTACTCGGTTGTGCGCCAGGGCGCCACCCAGGTCGATGTGATCAGCTTCAGCAGCAACCGGTTTGGCGGCAATGTCAGCCGCCCGAGCGCGGGCCAGTTGATGTTCCCCCAGCTGGTCTTCCCCCGCAACGCCACCACAGGCGTAGCCGAGGCCAAGACCTTCACCTACACCAAGACCGGCGCAAACACGCTGACCTTTACCGAGGCGGCAGCGCCCAGCGGCCCCGAGCACGATTACGTCAGCGGTGGCACGGTCGTCATCAGCGGCACAAGCTACGCCGTCACAGCATCTACCTACAACAAGACAACCGGCCTGGTGACTATCACCACGGCCACCGCGTTGCCGGGGGTTAATGGCAGCACCGGCTCGGCCATCGTCAGCGGGCTCGCGTTTATCTGCCAAACGAGTAGCGCCTACATCGTCACCAGCAGCATCCCGATCGACGCCAGCGGTAATCCTGTGGCGAATGACAGCGGCAGTCGCGCCGGCTATCGGGTGCTGTTCTACTCGGGCACTAACGGCGGCCTGCGCGATGGGCTGAGGGTTGGCCAGATTCTCGACTTCCGGCAACGGTCTCAGATCTCCGCCCCCGGCCACACGTTCGAGTACGTGGGAGCCGGCATGAATTACAACGCACTGCCATGGTTTGGCGGTGTGCCAATTCCGGCCAACAAGATTGTTGAGGTCAACAACGGCCGAGTCTATTCATCGAATACCGATGAGCTGGGTAACTTTGCAGTCGGCACACAGTTCCGTGTCGATGGCACGACTGGTTCCGTAACGATAAACACCGACCAGTTCGACCTTAGCGGGTTGAACTTTATCGGACCATTCAGCCGCAACGGCGGTATCAGCACCGTTGGCGAGCAACTGCGGGAAATCAGCAACAACGCCTCGCTGATCGCTTCGACCGGTGCTGCTGATGGCAACACAGCTCCAACGCAGTTTGCCGTCAAGACCTACACCGACAACAAGTTCCTGCAGGGCCTGACGGTCACCGCCGGGCAGCCGATCAGCGTTTCTGACACCTCGACAGTTGATGGTCAAGGTTTTCAGACGCGCAACCGGAACGTCAGCCTGAGCCTGAACGTTGCCAACGGCCTGGCCAGGCTGGATAGCAGCGGATTTATTCCTGCATCAATCATTGGCACGTTTACCAGCCCTGTAGTTTTCTCCGCTGGTACGGCAGCCGCACCGAGCCTGACGTTCACGGGGGACCTGAACACCGGTGTGTTTTCCAGTGGCGCTGACGTCTTTGATGTCACCACAGGTGGCACGGCCAAGGTCCGGGTCGATAACACCACGGCCCCGCTGAAAGAGATCTTCAGCAGCGTCTATTACCCGATCGCAACGCAAGTTGACATCGGCACCGACCCGAACCAAGTGCCGCTTAATGGGTACCTGGGCACGATGGCGTTCCAGGATTCGGCAGGTGTGAATCTCGATCAAGCGACGATTGGAACGGCAACGATCAGCTCTGCTGCTGTCACCGCGTTTAGCAACGTGCCTTTATTGACTGGTGGTGGGTTTAAGTTCCCGCCGACCCAAGTCGCCAGCGCCGATCCAAACACCCTCGACGATTATGAAGAGGGGAGTTGGACGCCGACACAGGGCGGTGGAGTGACAGCAGTAGGAACCTTTAGCTCTGTTGGTAGTTACGTCAAGGTTGGCAAGCAAGTCTCATTTGCTGGATACATTACTGCTACTACATCAGTTGCTTTCAATCCTGTTGGTGGAACTCTTGTTGCTACTGGATTACCTTTCTCCGTATTAGCTGGCATAGGATGTGGAGTAGCCCAAAACTCAACCTTTTCAGTCATGATTGTTGGTATCCCTAGCGGTGTGGGAATCTACGGTCAATCTTCAATTGCTGCAACAACTGTTATTTATTTTGCTGGAACGTATCCAACAACATCTTGATACCCCCAGCCCGCAACCCGGCTTAAAACTACGACCAAACCTGTTGAATCCGGAGGATTCTCCTAATGTCACTCACAAAAGAAGTCGTCATCGACAAGATTGAAGTCCTGGAATCTGGTTCCATCCAGGTCCGCCAGGCCACCCGCGTCCTTGAGGATGGCGAAGTGCTGTCCACCTCGTATCACCGCCACGTCGTCGAGCGTGGGGCGGACTTAAGCGCCGAAGACCCCAAGGTGGCAGCAATCGCTACCGCCGCCTGGAGCTAATCCGATGACCATCAAAGCTTTATACCCAACCGTCCGGCCCACCCTCAACCTGGACTTCGCCAAGACCAAGGCCCTGGACCCCAGGGTCACCTTTACCCGCGCCTCAACCGCCACGTTCGTTGGGGCCAATGGCCTCATCCAGACCGCTGCTTCTGGTGCCGCGAGGTTTGATCACAACCCCGCAACGGGGGAGAGTCTTGGGCTGTTGGTGGAGGAGGCGAGGACAAATTTAGTTACTTACTCTGAGCAGTTGAATAATGCGG